ATACAATAGTTTGTATAGGGGTTGATTCTATATGTATGTCACGCATCTCTAAAAAGTCAGTAGGTAATGCTACTGTAGCGTCACCTGCTGTAGTAGCTGTTGTTACTACCTTAAGCATAGGTCTAATGCGTAAATCACGTCTTAATCTATTTTCTGCTAATTGAATAAATAATGGGATTTGTGTTGTCAAATCTGTACGAGCCAAGTAGTCGGCTATTGTAGACTGTAGGTCTGTGTAGTTTGTTATTGCCATTATACTGTGCCTTCTCGTGTACGAAATACCCTGTTATCTGGGTCATTAAGAAATTTTCTAAATGCTTTTTGGTCTATGACATGGAATCCACGCACAATACCTCTTTTGTTTAATTCGTCAAAGACAGTCATAGGAATACTAGCTATCTTGTTATCAAATATATCATCACCCCAACGAGTGTGTTTATCTGTATGTTTTCTTTGGTTGTAATTACTGTCTATAATGTCTGTAATGTCTTGTCTAGTTTCAATAACTAAACCACTATCAGTATCATGCACAACGCTTGTTCTAAATGTTATTGGTTTCATATTAAAATGTCACTATAAAAAGAATAACAGAGGTGTAGGCATGACCTATCACCTCTGCACTCAATAATGGATAAAGTTCCATTAAACCTTTATTACTCTGCCAAGTCAGCAATAATTGCGTGAGCAGCTTGATTTCTTACTTCTAGTGTGTATTCTACTAAAAGTTGAGTTACATCTGCGTCACCAGATTTAGCCAATTCATTTGTTTGGAATGGGCGTAAATATGCAACTGCTGCGTACTCTGGATCAAGAACAAATGCTTGTTCACCGCTGTCACCAGAATCTGCAGTCATAAATCTGTTAGGTACAACAGATAATGTGCCAAAGTCTGATAAATAAACGTCTGCTGCACCAATAATGGTTGTTGGTTTGTCACCAGTAGCCATATAACGTTGAGCTGCAACACCAGTAAATGCTGATACGTTTACTTTTTGTGTTGGTGTAGTCATAAGAACTGTTGGATTACCACCATTTGTAAACGCAGATTTAACTGCTGTTTTTAACATTGTTTCTGTGAAAGCTGCGTCTGTACCAGATACACGAGCTGTAGTGCCTAATGAACCAGCAGTACCGTTAGTGCCACCAACGTAGTTAGAATTTAACCATGTTTGTAGACCACCAAGTGTACGAGCTGTTGTAGCATTACCTGCTGATGCAGCTGTGTTGCTTAAAAGTGCTTTTTCCATGTCACGTTTAAGTTCAGCAGAAACTTTAGCTAATTGGTAAGCCTTTTCAGATTTACGACCAGCTTTGTTAATTGCTTCCATAGTACCAGAAATCTTAATCGTTTTAGATGAGATTTGAGTTCTGTTACCTACTCGTGTTGTTGGACTAATTGTAATGTCAGAAGCTGTGTCACCTTCAACTACAGCGTTAGCTGCTGCTGCTGCGAGTGAATCAGTTTGCCATTCGTGATATGTTGCTGTTGCTTTTGTCTTACCAATAGAACTCATAAATGGAGTTTCTGTTGGAGAAATGTTATAAATAACATCTGACAAATCTTCTCTATTACCAATAGAGGTATAGGTTTGATACGTTGCCATGATTTAATTTCCTATTCTAAAAATTGTTCAAATAAAGCTGCGGCATCTCGGACTCTGCCTGTTTGTCGCAACTGTTGGGATTGTTTCTTGATTGTTTCTTTGTTACTTTCTTTTGTATTAGCAGAACCAGCCTTCAGCATTTTAGGTGCTTCATTGACTTTTTTGGTTACTGATGGCTTTGACTTTTGTAATTTGTCATACATCATAGCCTTATGCAAAGTAACAACGTGCCTAGAGTCATAGACTTGAGATAACTCTGCGTCTGTAAAACCAAGCGTTTTGCCATAGTTGCGAATTTCCTTGCGGACTATTTCGCCTTTAGCAGGGTCTGAAAACTCTGGTAGGACTGCAGTTAGTTTTTGTGCTTCTTGAGCAACTCTTTGTTGCATGGCTTGAGCTTGTTCAGATTGTTGGATTTGTCCAATTCTGTACTGCTCGGCTCTTATAGCATTGAGTTGTTCTTTCTTTTCAGAAAGTTCAGCCACTTTAACAGCATATCCGATAGGGTCGTTTTCCTTTAGGTAAGATAAATCTTCCTGTGGCATCTGTGAAGTTATAAATTGCTCTATAGCTTGCAGACGTTGAGCATATGTGTCTCTCGCATACTTGGCTTCTTCTATTGCTGCACGTTCAGCTTCAACAGCTTTACGTTGTTCAGCAACTTCAGTAGTCTTTTTAGTGTAGTCAGCACCAAGTTGATAACCTTTAACTAATTCATCAAGGGTAACTTCCTTTTCTTCGCCAGCAGCTTTTACCTTGTAGCGAGGTTGTTCCTCTTCTTCAGTTTCTGTATCTTCTTGTTCTTCTTCAGTAGCCTCTACTTCTTCTTCTTGTGGCTCTGCTTCTGGGGCTTCTGCTTCTAATGATTCTTGCTCTACACCTTCTGATTCCTCTTGCGAGTTCGCTGGTGTATTCATTAAACCTTCAAACGCATTGGCTGCTTGTCCTACTGTAAGCGTGCCACTTCCATCTTCTGGAGTCATGGTTGTTTCACTCATTTGTTTTTCCTATGTTTCCACTAGGGGTGGGTACCCATTTTAGAATTGTCTAAAATATGTTCCATCGTTTACTCTTAATATCGCTAGTTTTAGCAATGCCTTCAAGAGTATTGATGAGTTCGTTTATACAAGCTATACGGTTGTATGCTTGCTCTCTAACTTCGTAATCTGTTTGGTTAGAGTTAATAATAGTTTGTAAGTGGTTATCTGTTATTTCTTTAATGACCTCTTGGAAATACTTATCGTTTAAAAAGTTAGCTATTGCTTGCGTTTTATCCGACATTCATATCGCCTTTTTGCATTTCATTAAACTTAGATAATGCCTCTACAATAATTTTAGTTTGGTCGCCACGAGTTTTTTGTGCATCATTCTCTGCGTCTGCTTGCATCTTCATTTCTTGCATTTGTAGCTCAAGCTGTTTACGAGCATTTTCTACTTGCATTTGTTCACGTTCCAACTCTAGTTTAGCCATTTCTGTTCTAGACCTGAGGTCAGCTTTTTCACGCTCTACTTGAGCTAAGATTTGTGTAGCTTCTACATTAGCATCTACTTTAGGTGGAGTAGGTTGTGAGAACTGTGCATTTTGTTCTGGAGTAATTTCATTCATAAATGCAGTTGCATCTTTGAATCCAGCCATGTTAATAAACTTAGCTAATGTATCTCTATATTGTTTAATAGATACAAGTGGATTAGAAAGTCCATAACCTTGTATGATTTCTTCTTGTTTAGAAAGAATCATTTGCATAGTAGCAAGTTGCTCTTGACGAGTTCCTGTACCTAAGCCTACGTTAATAGAAACATTGTATTGGTCGTTCCATTCTCTTGGGTTAAATGGTATAAATTTGCCATTTAAACGAATCACACGTTCTTTATCTTGATACTTGCATAGTAACTGTAGGATTCCTTTGAAAAGGCTCTTAACGCCTGTTTCTGCAAAGATACGGGCTATTAATTCTAGCTTACCTGCACTTGCTTGTGACATTGCTGATACAGCAGCAGCCGTTACGTTTTGTAGTATGTTAGGGTCAATACCATTTTGTGAATCTGATACACCTGTACGTCTTGCTTGGATGCCATCTAAATACTCTAGCATTGGGAAAGACTGTGCTACGTTAGATTGAACAACCATAGGCACAATGGCACTAGGATTCTTAATACGAACCACACCACCTGCTGTAGATGTTAGTAAATCATCAAGGTTTACTTGTCCTTCTACTGCACCTACACGATAATTGTTTGTAAGGTAGAGGTTATCTAACATTTGTCTTACAACTGTCGACTTGATAAGCTGTAAATCTAGTGCTCTGTCTGCTAAAGACTGACCATAGAACTTATGTGGGATAGGAATAGGGCAAATAGAGTGGAAAGGCACATAATCACAGTCCATATCCTCTAAAATCTCGTGAGAAGCGTATACTACACGTCTTAATTCAGCAATACCGTCATTATTATAGTCAGTTTTGATGTAACATTCGTACACTTCTATGATTTCCATAGATTCATCTTGTGAACCCATAGAGCTTGGCTCTTCACCACGAGTATAACGAGCAATTCTTTCAGGACTAAACTCTAATGTGTCACCAGCAGAAAGACCTTCTACAACTTTTTTATCAAAACCCATTGCAATCAACTCTGAACGAGTCATTTGTCTACGATGAGCTACAAAAGGTGAGTCTTCTATAGTCTTTGCACGTTTAGATATTAAGAATTCTTCTGGTGGTATGTTTTCTACGACCACTGAACCCTTGTTTACAGTCTTTTTAATTTTAACGTTATGCGTTCTGTTAGTTTGCATCATCGGCATACCAGTCATTGGGTCTACTGCTGGCATCCCTGTCATAGGGTCTATGACTTCTATAAAGTTTTCTATAGTTTCTTGGCTAACAATCTCAAATTCTTGGTCTTGCATAAGCATAAGTAGTTCATCGTCTGATAAATTCTCATACTTCTCTTTAGTAACTTCTTGTTTGTTATCCCAATAGGCTTTAACTACACCTGTTTTTTGTAGAAGTGCGTCTTTAAACCAATTATGTAAGATAAGAAAGCCATCGTTCTCTTTGTAGAATACCCAGTTACAATATTCTGTAGCTTGTTTAGCAAATGGCTCGTCACCATCACTGACTGGTTGGAATTCAACTACGTTATCAGAGGATGTAAATACACGAATAAGTTGTGGGAGTGCACCGTCTACTACTTCTGCTACTTCGCCAGTAACAATTTGAGACTTACCTTCTATTTCATTACCATAAGGTTCACGAAGATAGTACTCTAGTGCCTTTTGTCTTTCGTCTGTAGTATCTGTTTCGATAAACCCTAAGGCATTATCTATCTCAGATTCAATAATCGACTTTAATTTATTTTCATCCATTAAACTATCCATTTAGTATTTACGTTAATCGGTTTATTCCACACTTCAGTAGGGCTTTCGTCTAATCCTGTAGCAAGGTATCTAAAAGCGTCAGCAGCATGTGATGACCAATC